CTCGATTTTTTCAGAATGCGAGAGAGTCGGGACGGAATAGGCCGACTATGACGGAGATGGACGCAGATAATTATATTTACTCGTACTATCAGGCAATTAAAAATGGTTCCGTCCGGGTCGGCAAATATATCCGGCTTCTTTATGAGTATATCGTCCGCGGCCTGGAGCAAAAAGAGTTTTTCTATGACGGCGGGAAGGCTGCGAAGGCGATCGGGTGGATCGAGAACCACTGTTATCATGTCGAGGGCCCGCTGGCGCCGTACCATATCGAGCTGGAGCTGTGGCAAAGGGCCCTTATTGCCTGTGTCTTCGGGATCTGCGACAAGAACGGGTTCCGGCAGTTCCGGGAAATCGTCCTGGTTGTAGCCAGGAAAAATGGTAAGTCCCTGGTGGCTGCCGGAATTGGAAATTATATTTTCCGCGTCGAGGGCGGGTTCGGCACCAAGGTTTTTTGCATCGCTCCCAAGCTGGAGCAGGCAGATATTATCTATAACGACATCTGGCAGATGATCACCCTGGATCCGGAGTGGCAGCTGTTAAAGGATATGCTGTCCGAGAGGGACCGCCACAACAAAAAGACAAAAGACGATTCCCTGCTTGCGAGACACCGGCAGTCAGACCTGGCAATTCCTGGGACAAACAGCACCGTCAAAAAAATTGCTTTTTCCTCCCGGAAATCGGATGGTTTTAACCCGTCTCTGACGATCTGCGATGAGATCGCATCCTGGCGGGGAGACCAAGGATTAAAACAGTATGAGGTTATGAAGTCCGCCATGGGCGCCAGGCCGGAGGGGATGCTGCTGTCCTGTACCACCTCCGGGTATGAAAATGATTCGATTTATGACGAACTGATAAAGAGGTCGACCCGGTTTTTAATGGGGGACAGTCGGGAAAAGAGGCTGCTGCCTTTTCTGTACATGATCGACGACCCCGAAAAATGGAATGATATCAACGAACTGCGGAAGTCTAACCCGAATCTGGGCGTGTCTGTTTCCGTGGATTTTATGATAGAAGAGATTGCAATCGCAGAGGGAAGCCTCTCGAAAAAAGCGGAATTTATTACCAAGTATTGCAATCTCAAGCAGAATTCCTCCATGGCGTGGCTGCCGGCACAAATTATAGAACGAGCCACCGGCAGCCCTTTGGAGCTAAACGATTTTAAAGGCAGTTACTGCGTGGGAGGCATCGACCTGTCGCAGACGAGAGACCTGACGGCATGTGTGGCCGTGATCGAGCGGGGCGGGGAGCTGTATGTCTTCGAAAAATTTTTTCTGCCGGCAGAGCGGATCGACGAGGCCATGCAGCGCGACGGGGTGCCATATAACATCTATATCCAGCGCGGCCTGCTGCAGCTGTCCGGCGATAATTATGTAGATTACCACGATTGTTATAAATGGTTTGTGGATTTGGTGGAAAAGTACCAGATTTATCCGTTACAGGTCGGATATGACCGGTATAGCGCCCAGTATTTGATACAGGACATGAGCACTTACGGTTTTCACATGGACGACGTTTACCAGGGCGAAAACCTGTACAGTGTCATCCTGGAGACCCAGGGCCTGATGGAAGACGGAAAGATACACATAGGAGACAATGACCTGTTAAAAATGCATCTGTTAAACTCGGCGATCAAGATGAGTACCGAGCGAGGCCGCGGGAAGCTGGTCAAAGTACATCCGTCATTACACATCGACGGTACTGCCGCCCTGCTGGATGCCATGACAGTCCGGCAAAAATGGTATGGCGAGATCGGAGACCAGCTGAAAAATGAGGGTTGATGATGGTCAACAGTCAGGTAACAGTTTATTTATGCGACGGAGAATGCCAATGCAGCACCAGCATGGGCTGTAAATTAAATCCGTATGCATACGAAGGAGTCTGTGAGCACACCACGGACGCAGACCACGCAAGGAACGGGGCCTGTGCTTGTCCGGAGGAGTTTCCGGGCCGGTTTGAGAGGGTGGACGACGGATCCCGGGTGACATACTGGGAGCGCAAACACAAAGAGGTCTAAAAATGGGATTGTTTGAGAAAATTTTCGGAGACCGGCCCAGGCCGAGAAATGAAATCATGCTGTCGGAATTCCGCGTCTTAAATGGGTACACGCCCCGGTTCACATCTTTTTCCGGCGGGCTGTATGAGTCGGAGCTGGTGCGCTCGGCCATCCATGCCAGGGCGACACATATCAGTAAATTGAGAGTGGAGACGCGCGGATCCGCGCGGCCGGTGCTGCAAAACAGGCTGCGGCATGGCCCGAACCAGTTTCAGACGTGGGGGCAATTCCTTTACAGGCTCAGCACAATCCTGGACATCCACAATACAGCCTTTATCACGCCGGTTTTTGATGAGTATGGGGAGCCCTCCGGGATTTACTGCCCGCTGCCGAGGCGGTGCGAGCTGGTCCAGTATAACAACGTGCCATATATCCGGTATGAGTTTACCTGGGGACAAAAGGCAGCGGTCGAGCTGGAGTACTGCGGCATCTTGACAAAACACCAATATGCAAACGACTTTTTCGGGGAGTCCAACCGGGCACTTTTCCCCACGATGGAATTAATCAATATCCAAAACCAGGGGATCGAGGAGGGCGTCAAATCCTCCGCCACATACCGATTTATGGCGACACTGGCCAATTTCTCCAAACCGGAGGACCTGGCGAAAGAACGAAAACGGTTTACCGAGAAGAATCTGGCCAGGGATGCCGGAGCCGACGGAGGGATCCTGCTGTTCCCGAACACTTACAAAGACGTGCAGCAGATCGAATCGAAGCCGTTTGTGGTGGATGCCGCGCAGATGCAGATTATCAAAGATAATGTATTTGAGTATTTCGGAGTCAATGAGGACGTTTTGACAAATAAAGCCTATGGCGACGCCTGGTCCGCCTTTTATGAGGGGGCCATCGAGCCATTTGCTATCCAGTTTTCAGACGTCATGACCAGGATGTTGTTCACACTCCGGGAGCAGAGCCAGGGAAACCTGGTCATGGCTACGGCCAACCGGCTGCAGTACATGAGCAACGCTGATAAACTCAATGTGTCCTCGGATCTGCTGGACCGCGGGATCATGTCAATCAATGATGTCCGGGACATTTGGAATCTTCCGCCAGTGGAAGGCGGAGACGCGCGGATTATCCGCGGAGAATACTATAATGCGTCGGAAAGGATAGACGGAAATGCCGAAGAATAAGTCAATACTTGACCGCCTGAGCGAGGGCCGGCAGTATCGCGACATTGACCTGTCGCAGATCGAGCGGCGCGAGAGCCAGGACGGGGAGAAGACGGTGGAAGGATACGCCACCACATTTAATACACCGTATGTTCTTTGGTCCTATGACGGTTACACGGTTATGGAGCAGATTGACCGGGAAGCGTTTAAGGACTGCGACATGACGGACGTTATCATGCAGTACAACCATGAGGGCCGTGTCTTCGCAAGGACTGGAAACGGCACCCTGGAAGTATCTCCGGACCTCAAGGGCCTGCACATCCGGGCTAACCTGGGAGGCACCGAACTGGGCAGCCAGGTCTATGAGGAGATCAACGGAGGATATACCAATAAAATGTCATTTGGCTTTAAAGTCGGAGAGGACAAACGCGAAGTGACAGAAGATCACGAAAACAACACCGTCACGGTGCTGCGGACGATCACAAAAATAAGCAAACTCTATGATGTAAGCGCCGTATCGCTGCCGGCGAACGACGCGACCAGCATTTCGGCCAGGGATTTCGGAGAGGGATTGATCGAGGAAATCAAACAGGAGTTGTTAGCCCGGGGAGATCGGGAGCGCCGGAAGAGAATCATTAAACTTTTAACGGAGGTATAAAAATGGATTTTACTACATGGACTATTGCGCAGCTCCTGGCAAGACGCGCCGCGATCGGCACGGAAGTGGACGGCGAAGGCGCCGACTTGGATGCCCTGGAGCAGGAACTGAGAGCGATCAACGAAGAACTGGAAAGACGGAGACAGGCCGAGGAGACCCGGAACCGCATCCGCAGCCAGGTGGCTGCCGGCGCCGGCACCAATCCCCAGAATGTCCCGGAAAGCACTCCGGAGACCCGGAGCCTGGAGGAGATCCGGAGCTCCCAGGAATATATCAATGCATTTGCAAATTATATCCGGACCGATGATGACAGCGAATGCCGCGCCCTGCTGACGACCAACAGCAACGTGACCGGCAATCCCGGCCAGGTACCTGTCCCGACCGTGATCGAGGGACGGATCCGGACCGCATGGGAGCGCACCGGCCTGCTGGATCTGGTGAGACGCACCTATGTGCGCGGAAATCTGTCCGTAGGATTTGAGCTGAGCGCCACCGGCGCCGCAGTACACGCGGAAGGCACCAACGCACCGGCCGAAGAAACCCTCACCCTGGGCGTTGTCACCATGGTTCCGCAATCTATTAAAAAGTGGATTCGGATCTCCGACGAGGCGATCGACATGGGCGGCGAGGAATTCCTTGACTACATCTATGACGAGATTACCTATCAGATCGCGAAAGAAGCAAAGCGGCAGCTAATCCTCAAGATCACCAGCGCCGGCCCGACCAACACCGCGACGGCTATCGGTGTGCCGGTGATCAATGAGGCCCCCGGCCTGGCCACGGTGGCGAAGGCGGTGGCGCAGCTGTCCGACGATGCGGACGACGTGACCGTCGTTATGAATCGCCAGACCCATGCGGACTTTATCGCCCTGATCGCGGCAAACAACTATTTGTTCGATCCGTTTGAGAATACCCGGGTTGTTTACGACAACACCCTGCCGGCCTATGCAGCCAGCCTCACCCAGGCACAGACCTGGATGATCGTCGGCGACTTCTCGGGCGCTCACATGAATTTCCCGAACGGGGAAGATATCCGCGTGAAGTATGACGACCTGACCGAGGCCCAGGCGGATCTGGTGAAGCTGGTCGGCCGCATGTTTGTGGCCATCGGCATCACGGCACCGGGCCACTTTGTAAAGGTCAACGGCACGGGGGAATAATAGCCGGCCTGCACTCGGCCCGGCTTGAGAGCCCGGAGGATCCGGCGCCGGATCTCTCCGGGATGACAGTCGCAGAGCTGCGAGGGCTGGCGGATGCCATTGGGCATCACGATAAAATCGCGAAAAAAGGCTGATATCGTGGATGAGATAGCAGCCCAATACAAATAATATGAAGACGGAGGTGTGATTATGGCAGATCTGGGGACGATGGAACAGGCAAAGCTGGCCGCCAGGATAACAACAGACGCGTTTGATACGCAGATCGGGCTGCTTCTGGATGCAGCAGCGGCCGACCTGGGAATTGCCGGGGTACAGGTGCCGGCGGAACTGACACCCATCGTCACCCAGGCCATGATCACCTACGTTCTCATGCACTTCGGGGAGCCGGACGAGTACGAACGACTGAAATCGTCCTATGACGAGCAAAAGGCCCAGCTGGCAACCTGTACCGGCTATACAGACTGGGGGGACATCGATGGATAGGAGCGAAGTGATAGAGCTGCTGTCCTCGACTTATACCCGGGATGCGTACGGAGTGGAGCGGGAGCAGATCACCAGCCGGCGCGTGTTTTGCCAGGTGGATTCCGTCACGGCCTCCGAGTTTTTCGAGGGTGGCCGAAACGGGTTAAACCCGGAATACCGGTTTTCTGTGTTCTTCGGGGACTACCAGGGCGAGGAAATGGTCCGATACAATGGCCTGACTTACGGGATATACCGCACGTACCACGCCCGAAAGGACGTCCTGGAGCTCTACGCGGAGCGGAAAGGCGGGACCAATGGCAAGGAAAACACCGATTGACAAATTGCAGGATAATATCCAAAAAATCTTGGAAGAGTACGGCCATGAAATCTCCGAGGCAATCGGGGAGGCAGTGCAGCAGACCGCAAAAGCGGGCGCAGCAGCCCTCCGGAGCCAGAGCCGGCAGACTTTTAACGGGTCCGATTATGCCAAAGGATGGACGGCAAGCATTGAGGAGAGCCGCATGGCAACAACGGCGGTTATTTATAATAAAACGCCTGGGCTGCCGCATCTGCTGGAAAAAGGACACGCAAACCGGGGAGGAGGACGAACTCCGGGCCGGCCGCATATCGCACCGGTTGAGGAGGAGATCGTCGCGTCATTTGCGAAAGAGGTGGAAAAAGCATTATGACAATCAAAGAAGTTGCACAGATGATAGACGAGACCGGCCTGCCGAATGCATACCACCATTTTTCCAAAAAGACAGCGAAAGAGCCGCCTTTTATATGCTTTTATTACCCCGGCGACAATGATTTTAAGGCCGATAATATCAATTATGGCCGCATAAATCTGCTGACCATAGAACTATACACCGACAACAAAGATTTCGAACTGGAGAAAAACGTCGAGGCGGTACTGATGCAGCATGATATGGTATTCGCAAAAAGTGAGGCTTTTATCTCCAGTCAGAAAATGTATATGACTACCTACGAAATGGAGGTAATTATCAATGGCGAATAAAATCAAATTTGGTTTGAAAAATGTGCATTATGCCATTGCAACGATCGCCGCGGACGGAACGGCCACCTACGGCATACCGGTGCCTTTTCCTGGCGCTGTTTCCCTGTCCATGGATCCCGACGGCGAAATGTCGCCGTTTTATGCAGATAATATCGTTTACTGGATGGGCAATGGCAGCGGCGGTTATTCCGGAGACCTGGAAGTCGCCCGCGTGATCGATTCGTTCAAGACGGATGTCATGGGCTATATCGTGGATGGGAACGGCGTCATGATCGAAAATGTCAACGCGCCGATTGTCCATTTTGCGCTGCTTTTTCAATTTGAGGGTGACGAGAAGGCGACCAGACACGTCATGTATAACCTGATGGCCGGCAGACCCAGCGCAGCCGGAACCACCAAAGAGGACACGATCACGCCGGAGACCGAGAGCATCCCGCTGACCGGGTCCACAATTTACAGCAACACCCTGGCCACCGATATCGCAAAGGCAGACACCAAGGGCGACACCGACAGCACGGTGTATAGTAATTGGTTCAACCAGGTTTACACACCAGTGGCAGCATAAGCAGCCGGCACCGAGACGGGAGATAATATCATGTATGGCAAAGTAATGATAGGCAGCAAAGAGGTGGAAATGCTCGCGAACGCGGCGACACCTTATCGATATCAGATCATTTTTAAAGAGGACTTTTTCAAAAAGGTATCCGGGAAAGAGGAGACGGACAGCCGGGATTTTTTTGCAAAACTCGGCTATACCATGGCCAAACAGGCAGAAAAAGGCGATATGTCTAAACTGAATACGGATACTTTTTTAATGTGGCTGGAAGCATTCGAACCCGCGGACGTCTTCGCGGCGACTTCGGACATCGCAGATATCTACAACGGGATGAAGGTGACAAGCGTCGACCCAAAAGACGAGAGCGGCCAACCGAGCGACCAATGACAACGGCCCTTTATCTGCTGCGCTGCCTGCAGATCGGTCTGAGACTGTCGGATCTGGACGCCCTGGACATGGGGCAGGTGCTGGACATCATCACCGAGTCGGGCAATGACCATGAAAAATATCAGCAGCTGGCGACACAGGAAGATTTTGACAAGTTTTAATTAACCATTGCGGCGCGGATCCGCGGCGGGAAGAAGGGAGGCGGAATGAAATGGCGTCAAAAAGGATAGCCGGTATTACGATAGAAATCGGCGGCGAAACCACCAAATTGCAGAAATCCCTGGAAGCGGTAGATAAGTCCCTGGGGAAAACCCAAAGCAGCCTAAAAGATGTTAACAAGCTGCTGAAGCTGGACCCGAAGAACACCGAGCTGCTGACGCAGAAACAGGGTTATCTGGAGAAGGCAATCGAAGACACCAAGAGCAAGCTGCAGCAGGAAAAGGACGCCCTGCAGCAGATGAAAGCCTCCAGCACCACCGACGAAGTCACGGAGCAGCAGAAAGCCCTGGAGCGGGAGATCGCGGAGACCCAGGGAAAACTCAAAGACCTGGAGGGCCAATATAAAGATTTTGGTTCCGTGGGAAAGCAGCAGCTGCAGGCCGTGGGCGACGGCATGAAAAGCATCGGCGGCAAAATGACCGAGGTCGGCAACTCGATCACTACAAAGGTGACATTGCCGATCGTCGGGATCGGGACGGCTGCCGGCGCTGCCTGGGGCGAAGTCGACGAGGCCATGGATACCGTGACGATTAAGACCGGAGCCACCGGCGACGCACTCCAGGGCATGCAGGACATTGTAAAAAACATCGCCACGGAGATCCCGACAAGTTTCCAGTCGGCTGCGGATGCCGTCGGAGAAGTTAACACCCGGTTCGGCGCCACCGGCGACGAGCTGCAGGCCCTGTCCGAAAAATTTATTATGTTTGCCGAACTCAACGACACGGACGTTTCGAGCTCGATTGACAGCACACAGAAACTGCTGGAGGCGTTTGGGCTGAAGGCGGAAGACGCCGGAGGGCTGCTGGATACCATGAACAAGGTCGGCCAGGATACCGGTATCAGTATGGATAATCTGGCCACGTCCATGTTAAACAATGCGAAACCGCTGCAGGATATGGGATATAATGCGGCAGACTCTGCCAAATTTATCGGACAGCTGGAGACCTCCGGAGTTAATACAAACGAGGTACTGGCCGGCATGCGCAAGGCCATGATTAACGCCGCCAAACAGGGGAAGCCAATGGACCAGGCCATGCAAGAGGTACAGGACGCCATCCAGGGCGCCGGAACTGATACCGAGGCCACCCAGAAGGCAATGGAACTATTTGGCAACAAGGCAGGCCCGGCCATCGCCAAAGCTGTGCGGGACGGTAAAATCTCATTTGATGACCTGGGCACATCATTGGGCGATTATGCCGGAAATGTGCAGAATACATTCAATGAGACCCTGGACCCTATCGACCAGCTGACAACCGCCATGAACGAGGCGAAGATCCTCGGCGCCGACATCGTAGAGACCGCGGCCCCGATGATCACCGAGGCCATGAAGGTCCTGCGGGATGCCATCAAGGGCGTTTCGGACGGGTGGAACAGCATGGACGACAACCAGAAAGAGTTAGCTGTGAAATTCGGCCTGGTCGTGGCAGCGGTCGGCCCGGTGATCTCCATCCTCGGCGGCGTGGTGACCGGAGTCGGAGGCATTGTCAGCGCGATTGCAGGCCCTGCCGGCCTGATCGCGACCGCCGGAACCATCGGCCCCGCCCTGGGAGGCGTGGCAGCGGCGGCCGGTCCGTTTCTGATCGGCGGAGCCATTGTGGTCGGCCTGGTAGCCGGCGGCCTGGCGATTATCGATAACTGGGACAGCATCAAAGCCACGGCGGCTAACCTGGCGGACAGCGCCTCGGCAAAATGGGAGGAGCTCAAAACCAACACCGCGACCGCCTGGGAAGGCATCAAAACAGATATCAAAACAAAATTTGACAATACTGTTTCTAATGTTCAGACGGGAGCCGCGAACATCTGGACGAATGTCCGGACCAATTTCGACGGCGCCAGGGAAAGCGCCAGATCGGCGTTTGACACCCTGGCACAGAACACACGGTCGAGTTTTGACACTGCCGTGTCTACGGTGCGGACGACCGCCGGCGACATCGCCGGAACGGTTGCGAGCAAATTCGGGGAAGCGAAGGAACTTGGCGCGAGAAAAGTCGGTGAGCTGGTGACCACGGTCACAGGTGCATTTGCTGACATGCAGCGCGTGAGCGGGATCAATTTGTCCGCCATCGCCTCGTCGATCGGAACCAACCTGACCGGCGCATTCAACACCGCGAGAGACGCCATTGATTGGGTAAAGTCAAAACTGGAAGCGTTTTCCTGGACTTTTCCCCGGCCGAAGATGCCCCATTTTAAGCTAAATTGGAGCACTATCGAGGTTTTGGGCGCCTATATCGATTACCCCTCTGGATTTTCCATCGACTGGTACAAAAAGGCGTATGACAACCCGATAATGTTTACCAGCCCGACCGTTTTACAGACGCCCTATGGCCTCAAAGGATTCGGCGACGGAAACGGCGGCGAGATCGTCCTGAGCGATGCCAAATTGCGGGAGATCGTGGGCAGCGCCGGAGCAACCTACAATGTTTATGTATACGGGGCACCCGGCCAGGACATCAACGCCCTCGCTGACGCGGTACAAAACCGCCTGGTGGCCCTCCAGAGGCAGAAGGAGGCGGCTGGTCTGGCATGAGGCAATACTTTACCTATGACGGCCGAGACAGCCGTGATTTCGGCGTTTACATAAGCGGACAGGGGACATTTAAGTCACCCGCCCGCGCCTATAATATGATTTCCGTCCCTGGAAGGAACGGCGATCTGGTAGGCATCGAGAACCGTCTGGAAAATGTGGAAATAACCTATCCGGCCTTTATTTATACTAATTTTGAGAGCAATATCCGCGCCCTGCGGAATTACCTTCTGTCAAAATTCGGGTATTGCCGGTTATGGGACACATACAATTTTAACGAGTATCGGCGGGCAGTTTACCGCGGCGGGCTGGAGCCGGATGTCCTCCGGAACAACAAAGCAGGATCATTTGATATAACATTTGACTGCGAGCCGCAGCGGTACCTGATCACCGGCGAGACCGCAACCACCCTGACGGCCTCCGGATCCATTTACAATCCTACCCTTTTCCCGTCGCGCCCGCTGCTGCGGGTGTACGGCACCGGGATCCTGGGCATAGGCAGCCAGTCAATAACCCTTCTGTCGGGGATCGGCAGTTGGGTCGAGATCGACTGTGAGATCATGGAGGCATACCAGGGCACCGTATCAAAAAACGCGTATATACAGCTAAGTAGCTACAAATTCCCGGAGCTGGTTCCGGGTGCCAATAATATCAGCCTGGGGTCTGGTATAACCCGCGTGGTTATCACACCCAGGTGGTGGGAGGTATGACACAATGGCATTTTTGGACGAAATGAGTTATAAGATTGCCGTCGTGCCGTCCGGAGTCGACAAAACGGTCTGGCTGTCACAGAATGAAAACGGGCGCGAGCTCTATTTCGAGATCATCGACACCGAGATCCCGGCCGACTCCACGGTCACTATCAGCGGCACAAAGCCCGACGGCGTCGTTTACTCCGCAGTCGGCACCCTGGACGGCAACACGGCGCGGTTTGAGGAGGACACCCAGCTCACCGCCGTGGCCGGCGAATGGATCGCGAAGATCCGCGTCACCAATGGCGGGAATACCGTGGCAACCGCCCGGATCCGGTTTGTCATCGACGCCGACCCGGTCAAAGAGGGCTCGGTCCCCTCTGACAGCGAGCTGGAGGGCCTCGTCGCAGAGGCGCAGCAGTACGCAGAGACCGCCAGAACGGAGGCCTACGGCTCCCCGCTGACCGCAAATACCGCGGCCGAAATGACCCAGAAAGACCGCGTATATGTATATACCGGCAATGAGTCCGGATACACCGCCGGATCCTGGTATTACTGGAACGGATCCGCCTGGATCCTCGGCGGCGTGTATAACTCCCAGGCCATCCAGACCGACACCGGACTCACCATCGCCGGCATGGCAGCCGACGCCAAAGCCACCGGCGAAGCCATCACCGAAGCCGAAGAGGGCGCCGTCGCCGAAGCCCTGGCAAGCGTCGCCCCGGAATACAGCAATACCGCGACCTATGCCGTAGGAGATTACGTCGTCCATAATGGGCAGCTTTACCAGTGCGTGACCGCGATCGAGACGGGAGAGGAGTGGACAGCGGCAAAGTGGCAGGCGGCGAAGCTGGGCGAAGACGTAACTTCGTTAAAGAGTGATTTAAGCGATTTAGATAAAACCATTTACGGCAAGGAAGCTATCGAATATACATACACAAGTGGCAGTTATATCCGTACAAACAATTCGATTGTGAGTAGCAACGACTTTGGATATTCCGCTCCAATTGCTGTTTCAGCTGGCGATAAAGTTATATTTACAGCGAGAGGATATAACACGGTTGTTGCTATGATTTCAACATGCGACAGCACAGGTAGCTCTATAATGTGTGTTGTCCCGTGCCTTGACAGCGAAGTCCATGATTATGAATATACCGTACTTGAGGACGGTTATATCGTTGTCTCATTTACTATTGACTATCAGCGTGACCTTGTTATTTTTAAAGCTAATAATTTAGTAAACAGTGTAGCTAGTATTGAGACAGTTACTGGCGGTCTTGAAACGAAGATTACACCTGAATACACGGAGACTACTGGAAAATATATACATGTCAATAGTTATATAGCAACATCCTCGGGCTTGGCCCATACGTCACCGATTCCGGTAAAAAATAAAGACCGTGTTATTGTTAACGCAACTGGATACCTTGACAGAGTAGCCATGATAGCAACGTGTGACGCAAACGGAGAAAACATAACATCCGTTGTGCCAAGTCAATCTGGTGTAACAGAATATAGCTACACAGCAAATGCAGACGGTTACATCATGGTATCATACGGAACCAGATACCCGCACGCTATAGTTATTGAACGGCTTGCTGTAAATAAACTGGCAGGGGAAATAGAAACGCTTGAAACAAGACCGTTTATATCGCTGTCATTGTTTGAGCATTTTGGTGTTATAGGTGATTCGTATGCAAGCGGTGAGTTATATTGGGATTCAACGCATGAGGACAGATATGAGGTAAGCTGGGGGCAAATCCTTGCGAGAAAGCTCGGCACAACATGCACGAACTATAGCCGTGGTGGATTCACAACGAGAAGTTATCTGACAGATAACACCAAAGGACTCGGATACGTTCTTTCAAGTGACCCAGAAAACATCTATTATCTTGCACTCGGAATCAATGACTATTACAGCTTGGGAGAGTCATATCTCGGAAGTTTGACAGATATAACAGATTACTCCAGTTATGCAGATTATCCAGATACTTTTTATGGCAATTATGGAAAGATAATCGAGCAGGTTATTGCACATGCGCCACATGCTAAGCTGATTATGTTCACAACGGCAAACAATAACACTGTACCTGCTTTGTTCAATGAGGCAATCATCAATATTGCGAACCATTACGGATTGCCATATATTGTACAGCTTGACGACCCATTTTTCACAAGTACGCTGTACACGAAAATGGTCAGCGGTCATCCGAGAGCGGTGGCATATTCTGGCATGGCGATGGCTTTTGAGCGGTTGATTACAGATGCGATATTGAACAACTGGACATATTTTTCCGACTATTATGCATATTAGACTATGTGATTTAAAGCAAACTTTAAATGAGTAATTAAACAAATGGGAGGTGGGGACCATATTCCCGATCTTATATGATTCGGCCGAGACCGCTTTTACATCAAACGGCCTCGGCCGCCTCTCGTCATGTATCTCCTGTACGGTGACGGAGGAACGCAACGGAATTTTCGAATGCGTTTTTACCTATCCGGTGACGGGGGCGCATTATGACGAGATCGAGGAGGGCATGATCGTCGCGGTTATCCATGACGACTCCAAAACGGTGCAGCCGTTTGATATTTATAAGCGATCGGCGCCGATCGACGGCAATGTGACGTTTAACGCGCATCATATCAGCTATAGGCAGTCGCTGATAGTTGTTAATCCGTTTACGGCCTCGTCGTGCGCCCAGGCCATGGCAAAATTAAAAACGGAGGCGGTGACTACTAATCCGTTTACTTATGTCACGGATAAGCAGACGGCGGCAGAATTTAAATTGACTCACCCGAGCGGGATCCGGCAGATCCTGGGAGGCGTCGAGGACTCGATCCTGGACGTTTTTGGGGGCGGCGAATTCCTGTTTGATAAGTTTACGACCTATTTATATCAAAACCGCGGGACCGATACCGACGTACAGATCAGGTATGGGAAGAACCTGACCAGCATCGAAAAAGAATATGATATCAGCGGGATTTATAATGCTGCGGTGCCCTACTGGTTTAACCAGCAGGACAACACCATTATCATGCTGCCGGAGCGGATCGTCTACGCCTCCGGGCAGACGGGCGATGTGAGAGCGGTGGCGATGGATCTGTCCGGAGAATTTGAGGAGAAGCCGACGGAGGCGCAGCTGCGGCAGACGGCAGCCGCGAAGCTGGCAAACTCAAAGGCATGGCTGCCCGATGAAAATATCAAAGTGGATTTTGTGGCATTGTGGCAGACGCCGGAGTATGAGTCTATCGCTCCCCTGCAGCGCGTCCGGTTATGCGACACTGTGAGCGTATATTTTCCGGAGCTGGGCGTCGTGGCCAACCGGCAAAAGGTGATCAAAACGGTTTATAATGTGCTGCTGGAGCGTTATGACAGCATAGAGCTGGGCGAAGCGAAAACATCGCTTGCAAAAATGATCACCGACAGGGCGGTTGGAGAGACCCGGCAGGCCGTGACCCAGGCGGTCGGCTTTTTCCAGCGGGCCCTCGATGAGGCGACACAGCTGATCACCGGCGGCCTGGGCGGTCATGTGGTTTTTAATCTCAATGCCGACGGGAAGCCGCAGGAAATCCTCGTGATGGATACCGACGATATCACGACCGCGGTAAATGTCATCCGCCTCAATAAAAACGGTATCGGATTCTCGCAAAATGGCTATAACGGGCCGTTTTCCTCCTCGTGGACGATTGACAACACGCTAAACATGGCCCAGATAAATGTTGTTAATCTGACGGCCAATCTGGTGCGCACCGGCTTGCTGACGGACGAACTGGGCAACAATTACTGGAACCTGACAACCGGCGAGTTTCGGCTGGCTGCCACGACCACCGTCGGCGGCAGCACGGTGCAGAGCATTGCAAATAATGCTGCTAGTACCGCGGAGAGCAACGCAAAGAGCTACGCGGACGGCGTGGCAGCGTCGGAGGCTGCGGCGGCAGTAGCAGCCCAGACGCAGCTGTCGATTTTTAATAAATTGACCAACAACGGCCAGACCCAGGGCATTTATTTGCAAAATGGCAAATTGTATATAAATGCCGATTACATGCAATCGGGGAATATAAGCGCCGACAGAATAAGGGGCGGAAACTTTTTCGTTGGAAATTTTGGCGGTATTACGTCAAATATATACATATCTCCATCTGGCGACCCGCCGACAGCTTATCGCGGACTGATAAATGATGACGGGATCGAATTGAGAGCCGGCAGGTATTACCTTAAGGATACCGTGGCATCGGATGTATTGTTGGGAAGATATCTAGAGAGTAGCGTATATAGATACGGAATAAAAATTACTAATAGCAATGGTTCAAACTCTCCAGAATGGCGGATCGGAGTGCAGCAAAATCCATCTACCGGAGCACATGGCATTTTTGAACACAGAGGTGTAAAAACAAACACCAACAATATTTCGCAGGGAAGACATCCAGAAGGGTGTATAGAATATTATTGCTATACCAGCAGCAGCGGCAACAGCCCGGCATATCATGTTAATTTTGCATATCATGACGGGATAAGTATTGCAGTTGGCAGCGGTACCGGAACGGGAACAGATGTATATCTGTTGCAGATACTTAAAAACGGTATATTTTTCATGCAGTCCGGCAGCAATGACCTGGTTATTAATTACACCGATGACATATACAGCATTAAGCAAAAAAATATAGCGTTTGAATCGTCATCTTCTGAACGGTACAAAAATGAAATTTCCGCCGTCCTGGACGACCGGAACGATCCGCGCCGGCTGTATCGGCTCAAGGTCAAGCAATTTGCTTATAAGGATGGAGTGCCGCTGCAGTATAAAGACATGGCTGGTCAGAAACTGCCCGGATTTATTGCCGAGGAAGTGGCGGAGATCTACCCGGCCGCCGTCATCCGGGACAATGCTGGCAGGGTCGAGAGCTGGGACGAGCGCCGGATCCTGCCGGGCGTCCTGGCACTGGTCCAGGATCAGCGGAAGGAATTCGACGAGTTAAAAGGCGAAGTTGACAATTTGAAAAAGCAAATGGAACTCATCACAAAGCAAATCAAAGAAATGCGAACGGGGGCGTAAAAAATGGAAGTACTGAAGCAGTTACATTTTAACGGTCAATGGCTGATTGCTCTGCCGGTTATGCTCATGGGACTGGACATTTTGACAGGACTGATGTATGCATGGACAAGCAAAACGTTTGAATCTGCCAGGATGCGGGCAGGGCTCGGGAAGAAATTCGGCGAGATGTCGTATATAGTTATTGGCCTGGCGGTGACGGCTGCCATGAGTCTGCCAAAGTATGTCGTTACAGGGATAGCAGTCTATATTATATTTATGGAGCTGCTGAGCATCATGGAAAACTGCGACAAACTGGGGGCGCCGGTTCCGGCATTTATCAAAAATGCCTTTATTTCCGCGGACAGCATATTAAAAAATGACAGCTATACAGAGATTATGGGTAAATTGTCAAAGCTGGATAAAGCGGAACTGGAGCAGCTGAAAGCATGGCTAAAAAAGGAGGGGTAATTATGGCCGTCATGATCGGATCCGCCCACGGGGACGAAAAGGGCGGTATAAACGGGAAGCCAGGGGACCAGAAGGGCGGCGGTGAAGTATCTGCGCAGAAATGGTATTTGCATAAAAAGGGCTGGACGATCATCCGGGTCAAGGATCCAAAAAAGCGCGGGAGAGTGGCCGATGCCATGCAGGCAGCCTGCGACAATGATCATTTTGGTTATGGGCAAAGCACGCGCCGAACAGGATATAACGCTGCGAAAGAAGTCGGATTTGACCCGGCAAAGGTGAAAAAAGACGTCAATATCGATTGCTCGGAGCTGGTCCGGCTCTGCCTGGCCTATGCCGGGATAAATGTCCCGGACTGGTCAACAGCCAGCATGATCGATATTTGCCGGGACCGCCCAAAAGATTTTGAAATCATAACAGGGGACAAAGCGAAGACAAGCAAGTACCTGTTGCGTGGCGACATACTGGTGACAAACCGGAAGGGGCACACGGTTGTGGTACTGTCCAACGGATCCGCGGCGACGGATCCGGATGTCGGCGAAAAATATGCCGGTAAATTTCCATCACTGGCCAATGGCCGGGGGTGGTACCAGGAAGGCGACGGCATGGTCACGTTGACCAATTATCCGACCCAGATCAAACGTCTGCAGAGGCTGGTGAACTGGATCAATGACGGCAGCATAGCCATAGATGGAGAGTATGGACCGAAGACAAAGGCGGCTGTCGAAGCAGCTCAGAAAACCATGGGGGTTAAGGTGACAGGCCGATTTGACCGCCCGACGCTCAACGCAGCAAAGGCATATTGTAAATAGTCGAGGTAAAAAGATAGAACCAATTCCGCGGGGATTTGGTTCTACTTTTTTTGAATTGCCTGCGTAACATTTATATAAATGCTTGACATTTATATAAATGTATAGTATACTATAGACAGTTAAAGGAAGCACTACACAGGAGGCAAAAAAATGAAAAACGCAAAAGCATATTTTGAAAAAAACGGATTTATCTATGGAGATAGCTACAAATATGATTTCGGCGCCTGGCAGCATCGCGTAAAAAAATTTACGGATTGGGACTCCGCGACCGAATGGTTAGAAACGGAAGAATACGACTTTAGAACAAGGAAATTTATCAGCAAGACAGAAGCAAAAAAATGCGGTTACAAGGATCTGTGATCGCGAGGTCCTGGAAAAATAAGGAGGCAAAGAGCATGAAGAAAATAATCAAAGGAAAGCGATACGATACAGACACGGCTAAAATGGTCGGGGATGTACAGGCCAGATGCCAGAGGGGGGACTTTTGTTTTTGGGAAGAAGAGCTGTACCGGAAGAACACCGGCGAATTCTTCCTGTATGGTTGGGGCGGCCCCCTCTCAAAATACGCGAGGACGTGCGGAAACGAAACGTCCGGCAGCGAAATCATCAAACCGCTGTCAATCGAAGAGGCCCAGGAGTGGGCAGAAAAAAATCTGGATGGCGACAAGTACGAGTTGATCTTCGGAGTAGTAGAAGAGACGGATGAAAAGAAAACGGTGGCGCTGTCCTTGCCGCTGGATGTGATCGAGTATATCAAACGAGGAGCCGCCACCGAAGAGATATCAATGTCAGAATATGTCGAAAAACTCATAAAAGCACATGGCCGATAACTGCCGATAACTGCCGCATGGGTACGTACCCGACTACGTACCCATGCGGATAATGTACGCAAATAAGCCATTTGTGGCTTGACCGATGATCAAGTTGTCGTGGGTTCGAATCCCCCATCTATCACGACCCAAATACTGGATTATGGCACAGAAAATCAATGGTTTATGTGCTGTAATCTATTTTTTTGCGCTTTTTCGGATGTATCCCGGGGATGCTGAATACTGCCAATTACTGCCAATTACTGCCAATCAACTACGTACCCGACTACGTACCCACATTAAAATTTGCACTATTTTTAACCGGCGTGCCGCCGAGGATCTGGGCGGCCATGGTGAGGGATTCCGCGTCCGTATGAGTGTAAATATTGGCCGTGATTGTGATATCTGCATGCCCCATCAGTTTCTGCGCCACCCGGATATCGATGCCGGCCTTCTGCAGATCGGTGCAGTAAGTGTGTCGGAGATCGTAGGGCACGAAATCCTCGGCGAGAGGGAAGGGCGGCAGCAGTTCGTTCCGGTACATCCGGCAGCCCATGGAAATATTTAATTCACGCCGGAGGCGGGAGACAAGCCGATTATATGAGGAGTCATTATGCATCCGGCCCTCGTTGTTTGGCGACAGCGGCTCCAGACGGTGCGCGCCTGTGATCCGATCGGCGAAGCGGTCGGCCAGACTGTCGGGGAAAGGGACGTATCTGTCGGAATTTTTTGTTTTAGTCCCTCTAATGTGCAGCATCCGGAATCCGTCCATGATTTTAACGTCATTGCCGAGGCAATGCATTGCCTCGGCTGGCCTGCATCCGCACTCCAGCATCAAAATAAACAAATCAAAGGGCCTGTATTTTTCGGCGCACAGATAAAGGTGTTTCCGCTCATGGGCTGTTATGGCTCTGCGCCGGCCGCGGGAGTAATCCGGCATTTCCAAAAATTCCGCGGGATTTTCGACGATCAGGCGGTTTTCCCTTGCTTTTCGAAAAATAAATTTGATTTCCTGCATCAATTTGTTTAAATGGCTGTAGCTCATACCTTCGCACTCGTTTATGATTGCCTGGCATTGTATCGGCCGGACGGATCGGACTGGCAGATGACCGATAGCCGGCAGGATATACTTATTTATCCGGTATTCCATCTCCTGGCGGTATTTGTCCGTCGTTTTCTTTTTGTAGGTCGACAGGCAGATATCCACCCATTTTTTTACGGTCATGCTGCCGGTTATGATCGTGCGCCCCTCCTCAATGTCCCGGCGCTTTAGTGCAGCCTTCGCGGCGACTTCTTCCAGGGTATCGCCATAAATGCAATATCTTTTCCCATCGATAAATATGTTTTTCTGGTGCTTGTATTTTTTCGGCATCAACTCACCTCCTGGCTGATACTGTTTGACATCGGTCCGGCGACCGTTTATAATTGATTGCAGACTGACCGGGGAAGCGATAGCGGCGCGGATCCGGACAGGCAACCCAGAAAGCCGTCAGGACTCCCCAAAAGTGCGCGACGGCTTTTTTTATTTGAAATGCAACTTTGAAGAAACTTAAAAATACAAATAATCCGTTATTTAATGGGCATTTTACGCATTTTTTGTACATTTTCTGCGGTTAAATGGTCAAAAAAATGGCGTTTAGTGCAATTTAAGGAAACTTATCCCAATTCATCCATGATACCGGCGGTAATGATACCGGCCGGCATGGCGACGACTGCGATCCCGAAAACCGATGATATCATGGTGACGATGCGGCCGACAGTGGACACGGCGAAGACATCACCATAACCGACTGTGGTCAGACTGACGGTGGCCCAATAAACGGCGTCAAAAAATGTCGGAAACGTCTCCGGCTCCACATTAAAGATTATCAGCGCAGAGACAAGGATATAACCGCCGGCGAGATAGCAGACCGCGAAAAGCGAATCTTTTTGCTTTACCAGTACGCGGACGATTAAAGATATTGATTTTGAATACCGCATCGCCTTGAAGATCCGGAACAGCCGGAACATACGGATCAGACGGACCAGGCGGAACAGCCGCAGGCTGGCATTGACCGGAACCACGCCCGGCAGGATCGAGAGCAGGTCGATTATGGCCATTGGAGTGAACGGGTGTTTGACGTAGGAGATCGGGCCCTGGTCCATCCGGATGTCAGCGGTAATCCATCGCAGGGCGTAATCAATGATAAAAATACCGGTCGAGACCTTTTCGACCGTCGAAAATACGGTATTTGTCTGCTTGAAAGCCATCGGCACGATACTGGCGACGATGACAAGCAGCATGAGTGTATCATACCAGTCCGCCTGGGCGTCTTCGCTCGGTGGCTCTACCAGGTCATATATCTTTTTTCTCATAAACTCCCCCCGGGGAAGACATATAATTATCTTGTAACTGCCTATATTTATCTATCAATTATGCAGGAGGTAATTATATGGAAAAGTACAAAAAGGCTATCATGGAACTAATTGATCAGGCAACGGAGGAGCAGCTGCGGGTAATCCTCGCATTCCTTCGGGCTTTTTTGGGGCTGTAAATCAGCCCCTTTTTTCGTCGTCTGCATACGGGCCTATCTCTTTTTCTCTGATTTTTTTTAATACTTCATTGACTTCCTCCCACCAGTCATCCGAAAACTCTGACAACATCGATATGACCCAGTTTCTGGCGCTCTCCGGTTTGTCTGCCAGGGCTTTTCCGACAAATTCCGCGACCATTTCGTTGCGGGTCCGTTGGACGAAGACCTCACCCTCACCATTCCGGAGCCAATCCTCTGAAACATCGAATTCTCGACAGATCGATTTGACCATTTGCTCGGTGATTCCGCGCTCGCCGTTTTCTAGGCGTGAAATGGCTGTTTTAGTAACACCTAAGCGCGAGCCAAAATCCTCTAGTGTCATGTGCAATTCGTCTTTTCTTATTTGTTTGAGTCGTTCGTTGATTGTCAAGTAATCACCTCCTATGTGTCTAAGAATACCCTTAAAAGTAATTAGTGTCAATAGATAAAAGTAACCAAAGGCAACAAAAAAGACTTGACAAAGTTGCCGTAGGAAATTATATTGTAACCGGAGGCAATCGTTATTATTTATCATTTACCCGGAAATCCGGAAGATATCAGACACGCCAGACAACACAGGAGGTTTTTATGGATGGACAAAAACGGGGGAGTGCTGCTTACTGTTTCTGCGGCAAGCTGCTGCAGGGCGCGGAGAGATATGGAAATAATCCGGCGCCTCTGGCCAAAGAGGGAAGATGCTGCGACGAGTGCAATTTCTTGAAAGTTATTCCGGCCAGAATAGAAGCATATCGGAGGTATAGATAATATCATGAGAAGACAACCATTACCAACAAAACAGAGGATGTGGATTGTTTGTTACCTGGCCAAAGATAACGAGGGCCTGATACAGGGTTATCGAGTCAAAGTTGTTGCGTCATGCCTTGCCGGCGCTGCCGGAATTGTCGACAGCTTGCTGGAAAACAAGGACCACTTTATAACAGATATTGGCATAGCTGCCGACGAGTGCAGCCTGGGGGATGGGCCGGAGCCGGATCCGCTCGCCGATTCCCTGGACTGGCCATGGTAGAGAAGGGCAAACGATGAAGACGAATGATAATATACCGACCAGCGCGGGCGAGTGTTTGGAAAAAGCCCTTGCAAATTTTGGGATTAAAATTGAAGAGGACCGGATGACACCTTATTTGTGGGAACTGATGGCGGGGAATTTCCTCGGGATGCTGGTCGACGCCGGCATACTGCACACATCCGACGGTGGCGTCGGGCAGGAGGGTACAGAATGATAGAAGTTAATGGCGCAGAAGTCAAAATGCAAGGTAAAAAAAGGATTGTTATTTCGGAAATGGCCACGCTTGTACATGCGATGTTAAATGATTCCGAATTTGACAGGCAGCTTGTCACGGAAAGTATTGCAAGGGCATTTTTGAGCATTGAGGATATAAACGCCCTGTCGATAGGCCGTGGTTATGTCGACGGGCTGGAGTCATGAGCCGCGCGGAGGAACTGTTGACCGCGATCCGTGCACACTGCCTGGAGTGCAGCGGCGGAAGCCGGGCAGAGGTCCGGCGCTGCAAAGTAGAAGATTGCGCCCTGTGGAGGTACCGCCGGAGTGAGCGGAAGACAGCAGAAACAGATATTGATGGCCAGATGAGCATATACGACCTAAAGGCAAATTAAGAGGTGGATTAGATGAACGAAGAATTATTATTAGAGGTTGCGCAGGGTGTGGCCATGCTGGAACCGACGGAGTTTCAGTACTTTAAAGGATATCTGGATGCCAAGGCATCCGAGCGCAGGAAAGCAGCTGCAGCAGCATTGCAGGCAGCGAAAGACCAGCAGGAGCAGGAAGAGGAAGCATCATAATTATTGCGCAAATGCGCAAATGTGCAGGGGCTCCGGAAAGCAATGCAAATTGCAATCACTTTCCGGGGAGCTCCTGCCCAAAGGTGACACATGGAAGAATTACGGTTAATCAGGTTTATGAGCTGGGCGGAGCTGCGGAAGTATCTCCGCGGGGAGACGATCAAAGGCAAAACTGACTGGAGCCGGCAGAGCAAAAGCACATCAAAGGGAATTTGCTTTTTCCCTTCTGTGCCTCCGCCGGAGAAGCGCCTGCATTATCTGTCGGGCGTCGTTGATTTCCAGGCGGTGGCAGAATTTGAGGTGATCGCCCCGGTCAATTTGACTACGAGCTGGGGGGGAATACCGGGATCCGGACGAACCATTGCCGGATAATCTGTGGGATCTGGTATTCGCGCCGGTCAAGATGTTCCGCGTCAATGAGTATTGCGTGCCGGAGTACAGCAGCAAAACGCTGAAACTTCGGAGGGCCGGAACCGTAGGAATGACGAAAGATTACGAATGGTTTATAAACTGGAATATCGATCTGACAGGAGGAAAAGCATGAAAAAGCAGGATATCATAAAAGCGCTGAAGGGAGCCAGCGGAAACCGCGGTTTTATCACGGCCCGGCAGCTCGCCGACGCCCTCGGAAGAGTAGACGCGTACAAAGTTAAACGGGAGTATCTGCTGGATCTCGAAAACATGGACGGCAGATACTTGGTCTCGGATGTGGCGGACGTGCTGCAGAGAAGGACGGCGATGTGATGGCAGATTTAATTGACCGGGAATCGGCAATAGACGCCATGCAAGAAGAGATAGAGCTCTTTTTGGTCATAAAGCCTAATTCAAGCAAGATAGTCGGGCCTGGCGTGAGATGCGAAGATGTAATTAAGATTTTACGGCGATTGCCCTCCGCAGAGCCAGAGCGGAAGACGGGGCGGTGGATATTTAACAGATACTATACATGGGAGTGCTCGGAATGTGGCGAGAGTCCAACAAAGGGGACGGGATACACTCAGGGCTCAGATGAACTATATGCCTTCTGTCCTCATTGCGGAAGCTATAACGGAGGTGATAACTAATGGAACTTCTGACACTCGATGATGCTGTGGATGTTGCGGAACGCCTTGTCATTGACGGGATGGACGATGAGGACATTATCCGTCAAGAACTGGAGCAGAAATGTTGGATTCCGCCTGAAAAGAACGAAGCGGCAAAGCGCTTGAATGATTTGATTTTTGACATTAACCCATCTGAGATATGCAGTCAAATCGAATCTGATAACTTACGGCAATGGTGCGAGATAATCCAGATAGAGATGAAGATGGCAATGGTGCAGTTGCCGTGCTGGGGAGAAGGTGAGCGGAATGAGGGCGATTGATGCGGACGCCCTATTAGAGCATGTATGGCGAGACCGGCTTGACTCCAGGGAGCGTATTGCGGATCTTGTTAAGTCTATGCCGACTATCAGGCCAGAGCGGAAGAAGGGGCGGTGGATACCGCAGGATCTTAACAAGCACTTCGGCATGGCGTCCACCGCAGTCTATTATTATCCCAAATGCTCGGTGTGTGGGCGTTCGGCCGATTGCACAAATTTCTGCCCGAATTGTGGCGCGGATATGAGATGAGAGGAGGACAGGATGAGAAGACTAATTGATGCGGATGCATTGTTATATCGTTTGGCAGATTACCAACTGCAGGCGTCTCCGGGATGGGGCGCAAATGGTTGCGGAAATGCCGACGCCTATGAAGCTATTACAAACTGCATGAAAGCCATAGAGGACGCTCCGACCGTCGAACCGGGGGAGACGGACTGGATATCATGCAACAAGATGATGCCAAAAGAGCGGGAATGGATCGGGACCAAGAAATTCGGCACGACAATATCAGACGATGTTTATGTGACGTTTGAAACCCCTGACGGGCTACGATTTACAGATCACATTTGTTTTCAAAATGGAGATTTGAGTCCTATGGGCAGAAAACTCATTGATACAGTATACAAAGGGGCGAAACCTATCGCCTGGATGCCGTTGCCGGATCCGTATGAAGGGGAATGAAATTGTTTATATAACGACTTTATAGCGAGTAACGAGCATGTTTATCGCAAATATGCACGTTACCAATAAACCAATAAGCCAAAGGGAGGATGGAAAGGAAATGGCACTGACGGAGATCACTTTAAAGCAGGCAGTGGAGCAGCTGGCCGCGAAGGTCAACAAGAGCGGGAACGGGCAGGAGGATACTGATCGAAGACGGGTCTATATGCTCGTGGAGTTGAGTCCGTATGAATCCATGTATCGTCTGGCGGATGCCGCAAAGGTATTTCTGGAGGAGTAGCGCATGGACGAGGGGCGGATCTATAAGAAGATCCCGGCGATTATGTCGGAGGTCGGAAGCGTCGGGAAGTATAACCAGACTGACACGGGGCAGCGGTTTTATTATCGCAGTGTGGATGATGCTGTAAATGCCCTATCGCCGATCATGGCAAAAAATAAGGTTTTTGTTGTGCCAGAAGTGCTGGACACCCGGCGCGAGGAGTTTTTATCGACGAAAAACAACAAGTTAAATCTTACGGTTTTAACTGTTAAATTTACATTTTATGCGGATGACGGGTCGCATATATCATGCGTGACTGTCGGGGAAGCGATGGATTCCGGGGATAAGTCATCCGGCAAAGCAATGTCGAATGCGCTGAAATATGCCCTGTATCAGGCGTTTTGTATTCCTACGCAGGAGTACGCCGGCGCGGATCCGCAGCGGGCAGCCATGCCGGATCTGGAGCCGATCGGCAACAGACAGGCCGCGGAGCTGTTGAAAGCATTGCAGGCGGCCGATGTTAATATCCAGCAGTTACTGGATATGTACGGAGTTAAGAGCCTGGGCGAACTGACCGGGATGCAGCACGATGATATATTAACCAAACTCAAAAATACAAAAGCAGGGTAAGCCCCAGGAGGGGACAAATGAAAAAATCATTTTTACTATATGCAAATTATTTGCAACAGATCGAAATGCTGGACATGGCGCAGCGGGGAGAGCTGCTGACAGCTCTTTTACAATACGCATCCGGACGCCCTGCAGAGGAGTGCTGTGACGGGTACAATGGCGTCGTTATGATGGCCTTTAGCTTTATCCGGGCCCAGATCGACAGGGACGCGGACCAGTACGAGAAGAAATGCGAAAAGGCCAGGGAAAGCGCCCGAAAGCGGTGGGATGCGAATGCATCAAAGGAAACCGGCGGCAATGCGAAGAATGCGAACGCATCCAAACGCATGCGAACGCATCCGAATGTATCCGAAAGTATGCCATCGCATGCGAACGCACAAAACGCAATGCATAATGATAATGATAATGAGAATGATAATGAAAAAGAAATTACTCACAGAGTGAGTAACAAAGAAAAAGCGAACGCACACACAAAAGCGCAATCATTGGCCGGAGAAAAGGACAATGATGTCTTTACTCCGCCCACTCCGCAGGAAGTGGAAGAGTATGCCAGGGAATGCGGGAACCAGATCGACGCCGAGCGGTTTGTGAATTATTACGGCTCGATCGGGTGGAAGACCGGCGGCAATCCGATCACGGACTGGCAGGCAGCTGCCCGCAACTGGATGCATAACCAGTCGCCGGTAAAACCAAAGCAGCCGGCGCCGCCCGGCCGCCAGAATTTCCAGAACCGGGAGATTGACTATGACGGATTGCTCCGCATGGCGGACTTCAGCCGAAAAAGCACGGCCAGCGGCTAAAGACAATGAGCACGGGGAATAGTTTAATTTATTTTGCCCTGGCGCTGCTGATAATCTTTTTGATCGAATCAGAGTGACCGGAGGGCAGGAGGAAACGCATGAACAAGGTTATAATGCTGGGCCGTCTCACGGCAGATCCGCAGGTGAGGTATGGCCACCAGTCCGGTAAGGCAATCGCCAGCTTTTCCGTTGCGGTGAACCGCCGGTATCACAAAGACGGGGAACCGGACGCGGATTTTTTTAATTGCATCGCCTGGGATAAGCTGGGCGAATTTGCTGAGAAGTACCTGACAAAGGGCACAAAGATATTGCTGGAGGGGAGACTGGAGAATAACAACTGGACTGATCAGGACGGCCGAAAGGTGTACAGCTGGCGAATTGTCTGCAGCTCGATCGAGTTTGCAGAGAGCAAAGGATCCGGCAGCGGATCCGGTAACCAGGGGAGAGCCGGCGGGCCGGCGGATCAGGATGGCTTTATACATGTCCCGGATGTCATGCCGGACGAGGACCTGCCGTTTAACTAGGCAGGGCAGGAGGAGAGGATATCGTGAGCAATTTGAGGGCGGAACTACGCCGCCAGGCGAAGGAAGAAAAGAAGCAGGCCGTGGTTTATCATTTTACCGCGGAGCAGCTGGAGGAGAGAGATAGGGCAATCATTGACGAATACCGGGAGCGGGTAAAGGCCCGGGCCATGATCGATCTGGAGCAGCGACATAGGGAATGGGAAAAGAAGATTGACGCGCAGATACAGGACGAGTGGGACGAACGGGCGCGGCAATTTGACACTCCCGACCACGCAGAAAATTTTATGAATTTGCTGCAGTATCTGTTGTGTGTTTCCTCCCGGGTGCTGATTGAAAAGTTCGGATGGGCTCCCATCCCGAAAGAAGGTGAACGGTACCGGAAGACAAAAACGGAGCGTTTTGCCATGGAACTGATCGAAGAAATCGACCGCATAACCGGAGATGATATGCTGGATGTCCGGAGGTATGCGGAGGAGACATACAGTCTGTATGGCGTAAAATATACACGTTGACCAGTGGCAAGGGAGGGAGCAACACGCAAGGAAGAAAAAACCGGTATCGCTTGACGGATATGAAAACCGGGGAAGTTATGGAGTATATTACAACAGGGGAAATCGCAAGGTTGTTAAACTCACCGCGGGTCAAACCGTCGTACTATGCCACCACCGGCGGACTGTATAAAAAGCGGTATCTGATCGAGATCGCCGAATATGAATTTGGAGACGTGATCGAAACGGGAAAGAATCCGCGCGGCCGGTGGCACCACTGTCTGGGAAGCGGGTCACCGTGGACCTGGGAAGGCCTGGAATATTTTATCAAACTGCGGGAAAGTCTCGGGATTGTCACGATACCGGAACCGGAACGGATGGCAGCGAAGGAAGGCCGGCAGTAGTACACAAAAGATTGAAAGCTGTCAATAATTTGTATCATCAAATTTGTCAGTCTGTCAATAATGCCAGACAATAGGGGTTATAATATTATTGTCTGGCATCGGCGTTAATTCGGCGCCACATGATATCTTTTTTCATAAGTCTCCTTTTCAAAGGGGAAGCCAGGCAGACGCAGCTGCCTGGCTTTTCTATTGGGAGGGGCAAATATGGCGAGAGATTTTGCAAAAGCATTTTATCGATCGAAGGCGTGGGAGATCTGCCGCGACGGTTATATCTCATATCGTCGCGGACTGTGTGAGGACTGCCTGGCAAATGGGATCTATACACCGGGCGACACGGTGCACCATATCATTGAGCTGACGCCGGATAACATAAACGACCCGGAGATTTCGTTGAGCTGGGACAATCTGCGGCTGGTATGCCGCGATTGTCACGCAAAAGAGCACAAAAGGGATATTAAGCGATACAAGATTGATGAGTTTGGCCGCGTGATTACCGCCGGCACTCCCCCCATTCAAAAAAATTTTTAAAATTTACTGGAGAC